AAGGTGCTGACGGAGACGAAGGAGAATTCGACGGACTTGTAACATTGGCTGCTGCTGATGCTGACGTAATCGACGTAGTTGGAACTACTATCACTGCTGCAAACGTAATTGACGAACTTGGAAAAGTAGTTGATGCAATTCCTGCTGCTTTGTATGGTTCTGCTGACTTGAAATTGTACGTTGCTCAAAACGTATATCGTGCTTACGTACGTGCTTTAGGTGGTTTCGCTGCTAACGGAGTAGGTGCAAATGGTGTAAACGGACAAGGAACTAACCAAGCAATGGGAGACTTGATGTTTGACGGAGTACCTGTATTCGTAGCAAACGGATTGGCTTCTAACTACATCGTAGCTGCTGAATCTTCTAACTTGTTTTTCGGGACAGGATTATTGAACGATTCTAACGAGGTTAAAGTTTTAGATATGGCTGACCTTGATGGTTCTCAAAATGTACGTGTAATTATGAGATTCACTGCAACTGTGCAATACGCATACGGTGCTGAAATCGTACTTTACACACCTGCATAATTAGCAAATTAATAAATTGAAAGAGGGGTAGGTTACGCCTATCCCTTTTTTTATAACTAACTTTAAAAAAATAAAAATATGGCTTGTGATATTACAGCAGGAAGAAATGATTCAAACTGCTTGGATAGTCTTGGAGGAATCAAGGCTATTTACGTAGCAAATTATGCCAAAGGAATGTTTGCAGATGCAACATTTACAGGCGAGGAAATTACAGCAATGGGGGCTTCTTATGACGTATTCAAATACGAATTGAGAGGAACAAACAACATTGATGAGGCAAATACAAAAGACATCAACGCAGGTACTTCTATCTTTGAAGGAAGTGGAACTATTACACTAAAGAAACAAGACGCTACAACACAGGCGCAAATGGTTCTTTTGTCTAAAGGTCGCCCACAAATCATTGCAGAAGGATACGACGGTTCTTTCAGAATCTTCGGAATCAAGAACGGTGTAGATGTAACAGTAAACACTGCAAGTGGTGCAGATATGAATGAATTTAACGGGTACACCTTGACATTGGCTTCTAAAGAGGACAACTTGGCGTATTTCGTAGACTCTTCATTGGTTGCTACGGGTGGCTCTTTCGACGTTCAAGCGAACTAGGAGACGTTTTAACGCATTTAAAATAGAAAGGTATAGACTTAATTGTTTATACCTTTTTTCTTGTCCTAGACTTAAAAAAACAAACACGCTTGTAAATTGTTTTAAAATAAAAGAAAATGATAATACTAACAACAAGCACGAACGCACAGGAATTGAAATTTATTCCAAGAGATTACGCTGCTGATTCTATTGTATTAACAGACGAACAAGCAAACACAAGCACAACCATACCCGCAACGTTTACAAAAGACGGGTACTATTTAAAGGCTGATATTTCTTTTTCTTTAGTGCAAGATAGATTCTACAATTTCAATGTCTTAAATGGCTCTGAAATAGTTTACAAGGGAAGAATATTCTGTACTGACCAAGTGATAAAAGATTACAGCATTAATAATGGCGTTTATACGCAACACGAAAGCACAAACGAATATATAGTTTACAATGAGTAGAAGAAACAACAAATCGCAGATTGAGGTTGTATCTCTTTCTAAATACACAACTCCAATAGTTGAAGAAGTAAAAAACAAGGATTGGGTAATGTACGGAGAAGATAACAATCATTTTCAATGGCTAATCGACAGAAGCACGAAATCAACAACCAATGGAGGAATAATTAGTTCAATGGCTCGAATGATTTACGGAAAAGGTTTAGACGCTACGGATTCAAACAAGAAACCCGAACAGTATGCACAAATGAAAACTATCTTTTCAAAAGACTGTTTGCGTGGTGTTATAATGGATAGGAAACTTTTGGGAATGGGTGCTTTTCAAATCAACTACAAAGGCGGTCAAGTAAATAAAGCTTTGCACTTTCCTATGAATACTTTACGTGCTGAAAAATGCAACAAAGACGGAGAGATTGAAGCTTGGTACTATCACCCTAATTGGGTAGAAGCAAAACCTTCTGATGAGCCTTTACGTATTCCTGCATTTGGATTCGGTAACGGAAAAGAAAACGAGATACTAGTAGTTAAGCCCTACGTTGCAGGTTATAGTTATTATCCACCTGTGGACTATCAAGGTGCTTTACCTTACGCAGTACTAGAAGAAGAAATCGCAGACTACTTAATTAATGATACTTTAAACGGGTTTAGCGGCACTAAAGTAATCAACTTCAACAATGGAGTACCCGACGAAGAAAAACGCAGAGAGATTAAGCGTGATGTGATGAATAAACTCACAGGTGCAAGAGGAGAAAAAGTAATCGTTGCATTCAACAACAACAAAGAAGGTGCTACAACGGTGGAAGATTTACCTTTGAACGATGCACCTCAACATTACGAATACCTTTCAAAAGAATGCCAAGAAAAATTGATTGTCGGGCATAAAGTTACTTCTCCAATGTTATTAGGAATAAGAACAGGAGGGAACGGATTAGGAAACAACGCTGACGAAATCAAAACAGCTTCTTTGTTATACGACAATTTAGTGATTAGAACGTTTCAAGATGAATTACTTGACGTTATCAATGAGATTTTAGCAGTAAACGGGATATCTTTAAATACTTATTTTAAGACCATTCAGCCGCTTGAATTTACAGACTTGGACAATGTAGTCGATGAAGAAACAAAAGAGGAGGAAACAGGCGTTAAAATGTGTTCTCACGATGATACACAACTAAAAGACGATGCTCTTGATGATTTAGGAGAAAAAGAAAATTTAGACGAATGGGAATTGATTGACGAAATGGAAGTTGATTATGATTTGGAAGAACAACTAGATGCAGAAATAAACGCATTGAACAACCCTAAAAAATCGTTATTGTCGAAGATTTACAATTTTGTTAGCACGGGGACAGCAAGACCAAACGCAAAGAGCGAGCAAGATAAAAAGATTGACGACGTTCAATACAAAGTTCGTTATTCTTACACACCAAACAGAGTAAGCGAAAACAGTAGAGATTTTTGCAAGAAAATGGTAGCTGCTAATAAGATTTATAGAAAAGAAGATATTGTACAAATGAGCCAAAGGGTTGTCAATGCAGGATGGGGTCCAAAAGGGTCTGACATTTACAGTATCTTAAAGTACAAAGGCGGTGGGGGCTGTAACCATAGATGGCTTCGTAAGACTTACAGAAGTAAACAAAGCATTGACGTAAAGAATCCAAACGCTCCAACAGTATCAACAAACAAAGCAGAAAAAGAAGGTTACAGAGTAAGAAACCCTAAAGAGGTTGCTATGAAGCCTAAAGATATGCCTTACAACGGATTTCTACCAACAAATAAAAGATTTAAATAATGGCTGAAGTTTTACTAATTACCACAACAGACATAAAGAGAAATAGTACTATCGACGGGAATGTGGACGTTGATAAATTTATTCAATATTTAAGAATTGCTCAAGACATACATATTCAGCAATATCTAGGTACTGACTTGCTTGTTGCTATTCAAACAAAGATTTCAGACGGTACTTTAGACGACCCTGCGAATTCTGATTACAAAAATCTATTGATTAAGTATGTTAAGCCTATGCTTATCCATTGGGGGCTTGTCGAGTACTATCCTTTCGCAGCTTACACGATAGCAAACGGAGGGGTTTACAAACACACTTCGGAAACGAGTGAAACAGTTGTAAAAGATGAGGTTGATTTCTTAATTGAAAAAGCGAGAACAACAGCACAGAACTACACACGTAGGTTCATTGATTATGTATGCAACAATACAACTTTGTTTCCCGAATATTTAAGCAACTCTGACGAAGATGTTTCTCCTAGCGGGGACGGTAATTTTGGCGGTTGGGTTCTATGAAAGAAAAAAGAGGTAAATACAAACAAAAACAAAAAAACATCGAACGTTTAAAAGTGTTTTTAAAAAAAGTAGAAAATGGCAAATTCAATAGACTGGGGAATAGCAAGCTTTGATTCCGAATGGGGACAAGGAACTTCATTAAGAGGTTGGGGTAACGCATACGCTGACAAAATTATTATAAAAGACTTTAAGGATAGAGTTGATGCTGATAGTGGTTCTCTTGAGTCTTTAACTTGTATCGAAATATAAA